ATTCATATATCCCCCTTAAAAAGCAAAAGACTGAACAACTCTTACGAATCCTTCAGCCTTATCTGCCCCCTTAAAACATAACCCGTTTGATGCCCAAGTTAGTTTCAATTATTATACTACCACAGTTTGGCTTTGGTGTCAAGACTTTTTTTAAAAAGCTTCATCCCATGTACCAGTTAGTGATCCCTTTGCATACTCAGTAGACCTGTTCTCAAAGAAATTGGTATGCTCTACGCCACCAACTATCCAATCAACCCACTCTAATGGGTTATCTTTCACACCATAGTTAGGCTTAAGGCCTAGCTGTAGTAGTCTTCTGTCTGCTATATGCCTTATGTATTGCTTAACTTCATCTGGTGCAAGCCCTTCAACAGGACCCATAGCAAATGCTAAGTCAATAAACTTATCTTCTAACTCTACCATTTCTCTACAGATTTGATACAGTGTAGCCTTGAAGTCATCATGCCATACGTGGGGCATCTCATCCAGCACCTCATGTAATAACTTAATCATGTTCTCTACATGGTGTGACTCATCACGAATAGACCATGCGACAATTTGCCCCATGCCTTTCATCTTGCCGTGCCTAGTAAAGTTGAGTAGCATAACAAAGCTAGCAAACAATTGCAAGCCTTCACCAAATGCTGAGAATACTGCCATGTCTCTGACAATCTTCTCTTCATCCGTGCCCCCTTTATTTTTCCATAGGTACTCATGCTTATCATTCATAGCTGTGATCTCTTGGAATGCACGATAATCTCTATCGTCCATGCCTACTGTATCATTAAGTAATGAATAAGAATGAGCGTGGTTAGCCTCGCTAGTAGCGATAGCTGATAACATCATACGTATCTCTGGTTGTTTAAACATAGGCATGTACACATCCATGTAAGCCTGTGCTATATCAACATCACCTTGAGTAAAGAAAGTTAGAATTTGTTTTACTAAATTCTTTTCACCTTCAGTCATGCGGTGGTTCCAATCGTTTACATCCTCATGTAGGGGCACTTCACTTGGTAGCCAATGCATCTTCTGTTGCATATCATACGCTTCAAATGCCCACGGATATTTAAATGGTTTGTAATAATCTCGCGAATTAAATACACTCATTGTACCCCCGCTGCTTGTAATGCTAGTCCAGCTACGAATGTTACTACGTATACTGTTACTATAAACTCAATCATAATTCCTCCTCTAAAATTGAATGCCCTATCATATAAGGTATAGCGGGCACTAAGCTATTACCTAATCCTTTAAGTCTGTCCACCCTTTGGGATACCCCATTAGCCACTCGACCCACGTCGGGTTCAAACTGCCACCAGCGCTCCCAGCTAGACGGCCTTTCTTTTTCATCTTCTCGTAGTTGCAATTCGGGCCAGAGTCCTTGTAGTCTCTTGCTGTGGGTGTTGGTAGTTTCTCCCATAGACGAGGCTCCCTGACCTGATCCATTAATTTGATCTGGATTGGTTGTCCACTCGGTCTCTTCAGATGTCCTTGGTCTAAGGCTCTCTGTATCCCAGGAAGATTCGATCCCCCTGACATGTTGTCTGGTGTCCTCCATAACATTACTGTCTGTGGATCTACTTGCTCTCGCAAATTTCCTGGCTTGCTTCTCCCTTTGCGTGTAGTTGTTGCCTGTTTTATCAATGACTCTGGACTCCTCTGAGGTAGGTGATCCATTGTGTTCGGAGTAGCCCACAGTCCAGACTCTTTCTCTTTGGTGGTTGGCGCCGATGCTCGAAGCTGAAATACTAAACGTCCTAACGGAGTAACCTTCACTCTCCAAGTCCTGGAGTACGGTGTCGAGACCGAGTTTAATGTGGCCACCAACGTTTTCTCCAATGACCCAAGTCGGTTTACATTCTTTGACAATCCTAAACATATCTGGCCAGAGGTGTCTCTTATCTTTTTCACCAAGTTGGCTACCTGCGACGGAGAATGGTTGGCAAGGATATCCTCCCGTGATAATGTCAATGGGGGCAAGCGTGTCTTCTTTGATTTGCTCATACGTTAACTCCTTTATATCTTTGTATTGTTTTACATTAGGCCAGTGTTTCTTTAAAACTTTTAGTGGAAATTTTTCTACGTCACAGAACGCTACTGTTTCAAATCCCCCTGTTGCTTCAAGTCCTAAACTGAATCCACCTAGCCCGCTAAATAAATCTAAATGTCTAAGCATTAGGCCTCACACATTGCACATGATTCTTCATCTATACTGTCCTCCCTTATTTTACGCTCTACTTTTATAGAGATATTCTCCGCCCTCTTGATCGCCTCACTGCGACAATAGTATAGAGTCTTTAATCCTTTTTCCCATGCACGTTTGTGTATGTTATTTAATCTTCTAACATTCACATCTGGTGGGAAGAATAAGTTTAATGATTGCGCTTGACAAATATATTTTTGACGTTCCGCAGCCAAGTCAATAAGCCATGTCTGGTCAACTTCAATGGCCGTTTTAAATACGTTCTTCTCTTGAGGTGTAAGGAACTCGATCGCCTCAACACTTCCTCTGCTAGATATAATACTCTTCCAAACATCTTTAGTATTCTTTCCTTTTAGTTCAAGTAATTTTTCTAGGTATTTATTCTTAACCAAGAAAGAACCACTCATAGTTTTTTGTGTAAAGGCGTTAGCTCTTAAAGGTTCTATGCTAGGAGATACACCACCACATATAATAGAGCTACTTGCATTGGGTGCAATAGCTAACATGTGGGCAAATCTTTTACCACTACCTTTCATATCACTGGGTTCGCCCCGTGTCTTACCTAATGATAGATTAGATTCTAATGCTTTATCATGTAAGTGTTTAAATATATTCTTATTAATACCAAAGGATACTGCACTGTTTAATGCTATACCATTCTTCTGTAGATAAGAATGAAAACCCATAGCACCTAAGCCAACAGATCTCTCTGCCTTAGCAGAAGCTACTGCTCTCCATAAATGTTGAGGAGCTTTCTTAATAAAATGTGTAAGTACGTTATCCAACATACGCATAATGTCATCAATGAATTGAGTGTTATCTTTCCACTCATCATAGTACTCTAGGTTAACAGAGGACAAACAACATACCGCAGTACGATCTTCATTAGTAGGTAGGGTTATCTCACTACATAAGTTAGAGTGATGTACCTTCAAACCTTTATCTTTTAATTCTTTAGGTAATGCTTTGTTAACTGTATCACTAAACATAATGTAAGGCTCACCTGTTGATACCCTTGTCTCTAATATTTTAATCCATAGGTGTCTAGCTTTAATTTCTTTTATAACTTTTTTATTATGTGGGTCAATTAGTTTCCACATCTCATCTTTCTCTAAGGCTTTCATAAATTTATCTGGTACATTAATACCATGATGCATGTTAAGATTCTTTCTGTTAACATCACCACCACTAGGCTTGCGCATTTCAATGAACTCTATTATCTCTGGGTGTGAGATGTCCATGTAGCTAGCGTAACTACCACGTCGTGTTGCCCCTTGATTAAATGCAAGCATCTGACTGTCAACTACATGCATGAAAGGAATAACTCCTGTAGTTTTATTACCTTTACTTGTTGATTGATCCTGCGACCTTATGTCGCCCCAGTACCCACCGATACCTCCGCCTGAACTTGACAGCCAAATGTTTTCTGCGTAATGATTTGATAATCCTTCGCGTGAATCTGGTACATAATTTAAGAAGCATGAGATAGGTAACCCTCTATCTGTGCCACCATTTGATAGCACGGGTGTAGCAAACATGAACCATAGCTTAGATGAATACTCATACAATCTTTTTGCATGTGCATCTGAATCCGCGAAAGCTGCAGCTGTCCTAGCTAGTGCTTCCTGGGGAGATTTCTCTGTTGGTAACATGTATCTATCTTTTAAAACTTCTTTACCGAAGATGGTAAGAAGGTCATCTCGTGCGAGATCAATCATCGGCTTATCTGTCATTATGTATTCCTATTTGTAGTGAGTGAAAGCTTACAGTATACCACACTGTGAAGCTGTTGTCTATAATAATCATGTTAAGTTCCTTAAAAATAATGTAGAATATTCAAATTTTTTCTCTTGACAAAAGATATCATCTAGTGTCTCAATTAAATCTAACTTTAAATCTTTGTCCAGGTTCTTTACTACCTGCACCATTCGTATTTCTACTTGTGGATAAATCTTTTCTAGTATAGGTCTATATAAATAATTCAATTGAACCCATGCTTTCCTTGTTGCTTTTAGTTTACATTCTAGAACTAAGAGAAATTCTCTGTCGCTATTGGGTAGTATTATAATGTCTGGCTGGCACCAGCCAAGTCCTCTATGGTCTTCGTACTCATACCACTGCCCATGTATTACTTTGTCTCCATGTAATGCTTGTATATAATTAGCTATCCTATTCTCATAGATGAGGCCAGCCCTCTGGATACCCTTGACTCTTGGAGAGGAGATGAATCTAGGTTTATCCTCGAGGGCTTTAGCCCATCTTAGACCTCGGATTACGTTCCGTCTTTTCTGCATAGGAATACCAATTCAGATTCAACGCGTATGTAACCAGAGTCTGTCATAGCTTGGATGTACTGTGTGATCTCACCAGGTGCCATAGTCTTGTTCAATAGCTGCCGTTTAAACAGCTTAAGACGCACGTGAGAGCGGTTATTGTTGAACACAGTAGTCTCCAACCAACTCTTCATATCATGAGCAATTTTGCCTGTCTTACTCATGCCAAAACCTTCTAATGCCTTAGGCATATACTTCTCTACATCAAACATAATCTTCTTAGTACGTTCCCAATCACTACTTGTAATGATTCTAGTACCTCGACGTGAAGCACTGACGGACATAGCTACCTTGATAAAGTGTGATACCCTACGTTGATTGTACTCAATCATGTTAGGTTCAGTAGGTTCTGGTTTAATATATTCTTGAAAATCTTTCTCAACTTCTTCGTATGCATCTGGGTCAAACATAAACTGCCCATGCATCTTAGCTATAAGGCTAAGGTCGTATGTTAAATCCTCTGCTATCTTATCATCTAATTTTTTCTGGTATAAACTCTGTGCTATTCTCTCCCCCTCATGATAGATGGGTAGTATCCTAGACAGTAAACCTTGGGATGCTGCATCCTCTGGTAAGTTATCCACAAACTGTTGAGGTGTAGCACATGCTATCCAATTAAGGCATGGTCCTTTAATTATTTGTGATGATCCTGTTTTGATTTGATGACTGTATATATCTTTACTATCCCACATGTCAGTCATAAACATTTGTAAGTACTGGTGATTCCTATTCATGAATGTACCAAACTCTGATGTCACTAATGTAATAGAAGAATCATAGAACATATCTTCTTTAGGTGTAGCACAACGTAAGTCTAGTCGTGTAACCTTAGACATTTCTACTGCTAATTTTTCTGGTGTAATCCTATCTTGTATAGAGTACAATGGGTAATTCTTTAAGCCATACTGTGTTAACCCACTGTTGTATTCATCATGGTCTTCCTCTGTACCTACAGGTGTTGTAAGTTTAGAGAATACTTTAGAGAATGGTAAGGTTAATGAGACAGATTTGTTTCTACCTGGTGGTGCAACTAATACGACAAACATATTAGGTCTTATATTATAGTTAGTCATAGACAACCAACACTTACGACCTAATGCTCCAGCTACAGCTGAGAGTGCTGTCCACCTAGAAAACCTATCGGGTATTGGGCTACCTGTTGTAGCCTTAACACATGCTTCTATAAAGTCTGGATTGTTACGCATTAGGTACCCACTTTTTTAAGTTCTTCCAAGAGTCACCCACCTCTGCATCAGAAGGTATTATCATACTCCTTCCTCTGACTTGAATAGGATTCTCTAGACATTTAATTATCTTAGGTATTAGCTCATCAATCTTATCATTAGGACATTGACCTAAGACTGCATCATGCACCTGTCCTAATATTTCTACACCCTCTGGGAATAGTTCCGACCATACTCTATACAATCCTTTGTTAAGTAAGTCACCTATAGTTGATTGAGGTAGATAAGCTATAGCTTTTCTTGCATAGTGTTCATCATCTAACCTACCCCAGAATTGTCTACGTCTACCAAAGGGTGTGATTAAATTACCTGTTGCTTGCAACTCTTTTATAACTTCGGTATGCCATGTTCTTATACCAGGAAATGCACCAGCTACACGTACAAGTACTTGAGTACCCGAGCCTATCTTCTTACCTAATTCCATCAGCTCGCTGAAGCCCCCTTTCTTATCCTGTTTATGCCAACGTTCTAATGAAGACAAAGGTATGATACCACCAAAGTATAGTAGTTGAAACCTTGTAGCATGTGCTACTTTAATTTTTGTATGTCGTGCTACTGTGTTAGCTGAGGCACCATAGTTAGTACCATGACCTGCTCTCTTACATACATCACGATAAGAAAAGTTACCATAGTAAGGGCGCTCTGCTAGTACTCTGTTTTGTGCATTGTCTTCTGTCCAACCCATGTTAGGCCATACCATCTTAGCTACCTCAGTATGTAGGTCGGATGATTCAACTGCGTTGATATAATTTTCATCACCTGATAGGTAAGCTGTTGCCCTGGATTCAGCTGCTTGTAGATCGGCATAGAACATAGTACGTCCTTTGTCTGGTACGAAGATAGCCCTCATGTCTTTAGTAATATTTTGTAGGTTAGTACCTGTTCTCCAAGGAGATTCAGATGATGACCACCTACCTGTCTCTGTGCCAGCTACATTATAAGAGCAACGGATACGTCCATCCTCATCACGTTTTGCGGCTAGTACTGATAGTTGTTTATCTATATCACGTAGTGCTATGATAGTCTTACAGAAAGGACGAGCACGAGGATACTCTTCTATCATATGTTCCAAAGCTTCTCTGTCTGTTGAAACTTTCTGTTTACCTTTGTCGTATTTAATTTGTGTTGGAAGACTCAAGTATTCATAGAGCATGGACTTGAGTTGAGTTGGGCTGTTATGATTAAGGTCTTTATCCCATACAGCATTAGCGAATAGGCTTAACATCCTAGCTAACTGTAATCTTTTCTTTTGTAAGGGGGCACGAATAATTGTGACTGCCCTCTCATCTACACGTAAGCCACGTAGTACCATAGAGATAGCTGGGCCTAAGCTGGCTCTCTCAAAATCATATGTAGACTTAGTGTTGTTGTCTAGTTGAGGCTGTAGTTTATCCCATATCTCAGTTGTAAGTGTACAATCTAAGCCACAGTAAACCCATAGCATTTGTTCTTCATTAAGTTTTAAACTCTTAATCTCCGTGTTTGTTACTATCCTTGCCATTGTCTCTCTCCAATTGTTGCTTATGTAATTCTTCCACTCGTTCTCCTATTTCACGAGCGATTGCCATGTAAGCTGAAGCATCTAGGTATGTGTCCTCTGTCCTAGATCCTTGCTTAAGTCTAGCTATCTTAAGTAAGCACATCATAACTGCCACATCATGTGGACCTATGTTCATGTTAGTATATGCTGACCATAGATTGGCTATGTTAACATGGTTAATTAACTTATCTCCGTAGTCTTTTTGTCTGTCTCCGTTTACTAACTTACTAGCCTTTACTAATAGCTCTGAAGATCTTTCTGTTGTTTTCATACTCTCCCTTTTTATATTTTTCAAATTCTTTTCTTGCTCTCGTATGGTCTACTGAAGCTAAGTCACATACATATTTAAATTCTTCCTCCTTATAAGCTAACCATTTCTCTACTTCTTCCTTATGTTTCAAGCCATCTTTAGATGTACCCTTATAAGAATAATCTTGGACAGCTTGGTCTAGTACGGCTCGCCATAAATTATAATGGTTTGCTATATCGTTTGAATCTTCGGGCATTGGTTTGACCGAAAACAATTCTGATCTTTTCATTGTTACTCATCTGCTTTGGTACTCTTTGAAAACTTGGCTAAGGTTTTCCAAGCACTCTCATTGGTGTATATAGAGCCTAAGAAACCTAATCCCTTTTCTTGTTCTGGTTGCAGTGAATGTTGTGCATGCATGGTGTCATGGATGATACCTTTAACATGTATCTTTTGTTTATGGGCAAGCCATGATACATCATACAATTGATTCTGTGCTACCTTAACTATCTTATCGTTCTCAAGAATATCTTTCACCCACTTCCAGGCAGCTATCTCATCAGCTGCATTCCAGTAGTTAAGTAAGTCTTTATTCTTATCACGAAAAGGTACTACGATTGTAGTACTAGGGTTAGGTGCAAAGCCTATGCATACTATAGAGCCTTCTGCTGTTTCAATATCAAATGCGAGAGGGTTGTCATGGTTAGCTTCACTAATATATTTCTTGTAGTACACATCTAAGTCTTCAAGAGTTGGTTCAATCCATATCTCTCTGACTGTGTGTTTTAATTCTTTTGTTAAGGATTCTCGTTTTGCTTTTTGTAAGTCAGCTACAACGTGAGGTCTCCACTTAAAATTTTTAACGACAGAGACAGGGCTATAAGTAGGTAATACTTTATAAGGTGAAGATAATAGAGAAGTGTTATGGGTCGCCCCTCTATTCTTACCAACTTTAGCTAGCCCTGTCACTGCCCACAAAGATACTGAACCCATTGCGATAATGATATTTGGGTTGACTTCTTCTATTTCTTTGTGTAACCTTTCAATGTCTTGTTCATATTCTTTCTTAAGATATCCTTCACTGGTTGGTGCATAAGGTGATCGCCACTCGGTTGTCTTACATAATCTTTTGTACTCACTTCTTTTATGAAAGAAGTATTGTGCTGTGTTAAGGTGTGGTTTTAATTGTATAGTGTGGGTGAGTAGGCAGTCGGAGAGTTTAATACCTGCAATGTCACAGAGTTCGGTAAACATTTTTCCCGTGCCCCCACGCAGGATAGTGTTAGCGATTGTTTCACTGTTGGTAGGATACTCAAAGACTATAGCAATCTTACAAGCCTCGGCTGATTGAGGCTTGCGTGATGCTACACGTTTGTATACTGCATACTCACCCATTATATTACTTCTTAATAATCTTCTTTACAGAAGCTTGAAGTATGTCTTTATTTCTGCCAACCATTTCATGCTTGACAATACCACTAAAGGTCTGACCAATTGCTTGCTCTAGCAACTCGCTGAACGACGCACCGTCATCCATTTCCAATCCCTTTAAGAGGAATGCTTTCAATGACAAAGCTGGATTGCTTTGTTGCATTGCCTTAGGTGTTGCCCAAAATTCCATGCGAGTAGGCTCAGCATTCACTAAGTCTGAATCAGCTAGGTCTGATTGGATAATACCCACTGCCTTTACGTTGACACGTACAAGCGGTGTTTGATTTTCACCCACCCTATCCGAACGATAAGAAGTTATGGTGAAATCGTAGCTACCCTCGGGTAGTGTTACTGACTCTGGGATATCCCCTGGAGTCATGCTTAAAAAGTCTATAACATCTGACATTATTTGCCTCCTGTTGTTAATTTACTTTGAGCATTCTTTTGAATAGCCTCAAACAATTTTGCTAAATCACATTCGGTATTAGCTTCAACACGACTAGGTGCCGTGATCTTTAAATCCATCTTGTGATCTGAGACTGTTCGTAGGGTACGCTCAGTGCCCTTACTTGAAGACCTTGTATCTATTCTACATACACAGTTAAAGTATCTTCCTATCTTAGTGGATAGTTTAGAACCTACACTGGTTGGGTATGCTTTGGATACACCTGCGTCTCCTTCCATGTACTGCATATGTGTAGTTACTACTACATTACACGGCACCTCTGAACCTGTTATATATTGTATGATATGTTGAACATCCCTTGCGGCTGTCCCCCATTCTGGTTGACTAGGTTGGTCGGTAGCTTTCTTATTGTTGAAAACCATAGCACCACGTAATGCTGCCTCGCCCATTAAAGTCAAGCTGTCTATAACAAGTACATCTTTATTAGTCCAGTTCTTAACTGAACCAAAATCTTCGTC